CGCGTCCATGGCGACAGATGCGAACGAAGGACGTTGCGTGGGTGTCCTTCATGTGGAATTTCATTCATAGATCCAAACGAGGATTGATCCGTTTTCTCACCCAAGGGCCCAAGTGAGACGGCCCCAGAAATGACTCTGGGGTCTGAGGCTCACCATGCCCTTGACCCCGGACCAGATCGCAGTCGCCACAAGATCACCGCTCCATGCGGTGGTTTCGAACTGGCCATTGATTCGGATGGCCCTCGACGAAAAAGGCATCCTGACAAACCTCGTTGAGGTGGCGGCGGCTGCCACGATTGCCATAGAGACGGCTCGCACCTTCCGCCCCATCAACGAGTATGGCGGGCCTGCCTACTTCACCCGCATGTATGAGCATCGGCGTGACCTCGGCAACGTGCTCCCGGGCGACGGCGCGCGCTACCACGGGCGGGGCTACATCCAGATCACTGGCAGGGGCAACTATCGAGCCTTCAGCCAGGCGGCAGGGGCCCCGCTGGAGGATCACCCTGAAATGGCCCTGGAGCCAGTGACCTCTGCCCGGATCCTAGCCTCCTACTTCCAAACCCGGCGCGTGGATGTCGCCGCCAATGCCCAGGACTGGCGCAAGGTCCGCAGGTTGGTGAACGGCGGATACAACGGCTGGGACGAGTTCAACGAGGCTGTTTGCGCGCTCCTGGAGGCTATCGGTGAGTGAATGCAACCCGACCCCTGGGCAGACCCCTACGACGATCAGCCATACGAGTGGCCCTATTGGCCTGTCCTCCCTATTCCGAGATTGGCGGAACCAGATCAGCTGGGGCCGGATCTGCGCAGCGGTGGCTCTGGTGGTGGCCGTGTGGAGGGAATTCACCGGGGCTGATCTCTGGCATGTAGCTCTATGGCTGGGGGTCGCAACCGGAAGCTACGGAATCTCGAAGGGCACGGAGGTGGTGGCCCTTTTGAAGCATGCCGGGTCTCAGGCCCAGCCTGCCAGTGGACCTCATGCGACGGTGTTGGAACCTTCAACCGAGACCGCTGGCGCAAAGATCGAGGCGCAGCTGTGAGCGGGGTCATGACGCCTGCCGACATCGAACGCCTGGACAGGGCGGACCTCACGATGGCGCGGGCGCTTGACCGCCTTGAATCGAGGATCGCTGAACTTGAGAAATCCCAGAAAGGCAGCAATGGGAAAGCCGAAGGTGATCGCCCGTGACCGCCGCAACGAAGGGAGTCGTACTGTGGGGGTCCGTCCTCGCACTCGGGATCATGATGGGCCTAGGTATCGGGTGGAAGATCTGGAGGCCGATTTCAGCGAAAGCCGAGACCTACGCCCGGGAGCAGCGGCAGCAGGACGGCAGTCTGATGTTCGAGCGAAAGCCCCAGGCGGACGCCAAGCCAGCGCACCAGATCCCCAAGGGCGCCCAGGTGGAGCGCATCACCCAGGTGCAGTTTCGACCCGCCGTGGCCACGCCCCAAACGAGTGGACCAAACCCCGAAATCCTCCTTCCGGTGCCCCCCCCGTATACGTTGGACCTGACCCTAGTGAGGATGCCGGATCTGACGCGCCGCCTGATCGCCTCCAGCCCTGACGGAGAGATTGTGGGCGGGGTGGACATCCCCGTGGAGGCCGCACCCGAACCAAGGCAGCTGAAGTGGGCCGCTGGTGTGGTCTACGGCGGCACCGCCTGGGGCGACAAGGCTGTGGGCGTGTTCGTGGATAGGGACTTCGCCTTCCTCCGCACCGGCCTAGAACTCACCAAGAACACCTACACCCTTCCGGCCCGCCCGGGTTGGGAGGCCCGGGCCAAGCTCGGCATTCGATTCTGAGGGGACACCATGACGACCGAATCCATGAATACGCTGAGCAAGGTCAAAGATGCGCTCCTGGTGGGCCTCATGGGCATCATCACCCTCGTCGCACTGAAGACCATGGCCGATGTCGCCGACATCAAGGTGAATCTGGCTGGGTATCAAGCGGATGCTAAGACCCAGAAGGAGCGCGTGGATCGTCTGGAACGGCTCGTTTTCGAGGCGAAGCGATAGCCATGCCCATCGAAACCCGACACCCCGACTTCGACGCGATCAAAGGCGACCTGAAGACCATGCGAGATGTCATGGCCGGGGAGAAGGACGTCAAGGCTGCAGGCGACACATATCTTCCAAAGCTAGGTGGGCAAGACCCCTACGAATATGACGCCTACAAGAAGCGGGCGCTTTTCTACGGGGCATGCCCTCGCACACTTGAGGCCCTGGCTGGCGCGGTGTGTCGGAAGGCGCCAACCCTACACGGTCCTGAGGAGTGGGTGAAGAAGTTCAGCCAGGACATCACCGGGACGGGCGTCACTCTGGCGTCGTTCGTGGGCGAACTGGTCCGGGAAACGCTCACCACCGGTATGGAAGGGATCCTTGTTGACCACAACGGGACGCGGCCCTTCCTGGCCCCCTACAGTGCCGAGAACGTCATCAATAGGCTCCCTGATGGCACCGTGGTCCTCAGTGAAACCGAGATGGTCCATGACGCCAAGGACCACTACGTCCTCACAAAGCAAGTGAACTACCGAGAGCTCCTCCTGGAAAACGGGCAGGCCATCACGCGTCTTTGGAAGCCAGACACCAAAGGGAAATATGAGCATGGAGAGGATACGAAGCTCGTGTTCCGTGGGACGCCGCTTCAGGAGATTCCCTTCGCGTTGGCCACCCTGCCGAGCATGCCGCTCATGCCTTTGGCCCAGGCAAACCTCAGCCACTACCTGACGAGTGCAGACCTTGAGAACGGCTTGCACTGGGGGGGCATCTTCACGCCCTGGATTGCTTCCTCGCTTGATCCAAAGGCCCCAGATCTCGCGGGCGGATTCAAGGTAGGTGGGTCGGGTGCATGGTTGCTCCCTCTGAGTTCGCAAGTGGGGATGCTGGAAGTCTCCGGGAACGCCCTGGCCGCCCTCGAGGCTCGCTTGAAGGGGAAAGAGGAACTCATGGCGTCCTTGGGCGCCCGTCTCCTCATGGCAACCAAGAAAACCGCAGAGACCGCAGAGACGGCCCGAATCAACGCGGGCGGGGAAGGGGCGACCCTATCCCTCGTGGTGGATGCTGTGGAATCCGCACTCACCAAGGCACTGAAGATTTTGGCGCAGTGGGACGGGCAGAAGAACGTCGAGGAGATCCGGATCGAGATGAACCGGGACTTCATCGACACGACGCTCACACCCGAGGAAATCACAGCCTACCTGGCCACCTATCAGGGCGGGGGCATGAGCCTGGATTCCTTCCTGGCGCTGCTCATCAGTGGGGAAACGCTGCCCGCGGGCCGGACAGTCGAGGAGGAAAAGGCCCTGATTGAAGCGGAAGGGGGCAGCCTCGTGCCCTTCGTGAAGACCGCCCCTTCCCTCTAGAAGCGTCCCTGGGCCACGCGGGGCCGTCTCAATTCCGCAGGAGGCACCATGCCTAAGAAAGTCGAAATCGTGGAGATGCCGGAAACGCTGGCATTCTCCAAGCGCACTGAGAACCTTCACAAGGTTCCATCACGAGCCTGGAGGAAGTGGAACAACCAGGCCCGGTTCATCTTCAACACGGTCTATGGGCAGATGGCAGATCAGCGGGTAATGGGCCATCCAAAGGCCTTCCCGATGGTCGATGACCACTGGAAAACGATTCGCTGGAACTCGGCATGGCTGGCCGCTGATGCCGCCATGGAAACGGTGAAGAAGTGACCAAGCCACGCCGCAGCCCCTACACGGCCGTCGGCATCCGGCGCATCCCGTGCGCCCGCTGCGGCGCCCCCTCTGTCCATCAGTGGCAGATCTGCAGCGATGGAAACCAGTGGCGCGGCCTCTGCCTGGATTGCGACATCGCCCTGAATAAGACGGTCCTGCGGTTCATGGGCTTCCCTGACTGGCAAGGGAAGCTGGCGGATTATGCCGTGAAGGCCCGTCTCCAGGCGGCCCAGCCATGACCTCCGTCCCCGACAAGATCCGCTCCAACATCATCAGCCACACTGTTGACGTGCACCGCTACGAGGCGGGGCTGCGGAAGAAGATCCTCCAGATGATCGACCAGCTTGGTGAAGACCTCGTCTCCCAACTGGTGGGCGCAGGCCTCGACACTCCCCGAACCGCATGGAAACAGGCGCGGCTCCAGGCTCTCCTGAGGGATGCTGGCCAGACCATCGGGAAAGCTTACGAGGGGATCGAGGCCACGATTTCTGATGAGATGAAGGGCCTCGTGCAGATCACCTCCAAGGGCATCACCACGGCCTGCAACGACGCATTCGGGGCGGCCCTCATGGTGCCGGTGAAGTGGACGCCGGAACTGCTGGCCAAGATCGCGGGGGATACGCTGATCCAGGGCGCGCCATCCGCGGAATGGTGGGCTCGCCAGGGTGACGGGCTATCCCAGGCCTTCGCGGATCAGATGCGCCAGGGGATGCTTCGGGGCGAGACGGTGACCCAGCTGCGGGACCGGATCATGGGGCAAAGCCTCCCGGGTGTGAACGCGGTCGGGAAGATCGATCTCCGCAAGGTGCAGCCCCAGCTTAGGGCGCCCATCTGGGCGGCTCGGCGCAATGCCGAGACTCTGGTGCGAACCTCTGTCATAAGCACGGCCAACGCGGCGCACATGGAAGCGTTCCAGGCCAACGCGGACATCATGGACGGGGTTCAGTGGTGCAGCACCCTGGACACCCGGACCTGCCCATCCTGTGGGGCGCTGGACGGTCGGGAGTGGGGATGGAGTGAGGTTCATCCTGTGCCCTCGCTCCACTGGGGGTGTCGGTGCTCAATCCTGCCCAAGACCAAGTCATGGGAAGCCCTCGCAAGGGGAGCCCACGGTAATTCCACCCTCGCGAAGCAACTCGACAAGATGAGCCCCGCCAACCGCGCCAGCATGGGGGGGCCGGTGTCCGGGAAACTCACATATGAGGATTGGTTCAACCAACAAGGTGAGGCAAGGCAACTTGAGATTCTGGGCCCAGGGAAGCTAGACCTCTACCAGAAGGGGAAGCTCGGGTTCACCGACATGCTGAACCAGAGTGGGAACCCTTTGAGCCTCAAGGAACTCCGCGATTCACTTGGCCTCACCAAAGAGTCCGCAGTCTACGGCCCCGGCTGGAGCATGGATGAGGCCAGAAATCATGCACTTGATGCATTCGGATCGTCTGGGGCCAAGTCGCTTGAAAACCTGGGCACTAGGATCCGTCGAAAAGGAGGATCACCTTTCAACGATGTGGACCCTCTCTCGCTGGGATCCATCCAGCGATACACGACTGAGAGTGATTCTGGACAGAACCTCTATCGTGAAATCAATCAGATGTTGAGGGGTGATGAACCCCTCGGGTGGCGCCCCAAGGCCCAGCTTGAGTACTACCGTGATGCAATGCTTGAGGGGTTCGATCAACTGCCAGATTCACCAGCGAAGATTCTGTTCCGAGGTGAACCCAACTTGGGGGGATGGACGGAAAACCTACTCCCAGGCTCCAAACATAAATGGAATCAGTTCTTATCCACAAGTGATCTGGTCGACAAAGCGCACAGGAAAGAGGTCATTTTCCAGATCATTCGTAAAGAAGGCGGATTCAAGGGATTGTCCCTGGAGAAGATCAGTTCGTTGCCATCCGAGGGGGAGGTGTTGATGCCGCCTGGAATGCGATTCGAAGTTATCTCCCGCGAGGAGAGGAATGGACGTATATTTCTCATCGTGGAGGAATTGTGAGGACCTACGCGCCAGAAGTGAGTGAGGCCAAAAGGCGGGAGATCGATGCCGCAATGGACAGCCTCATCAAGCGCGAGCTGGACCCAGATACTCCAGAGATCTCCAAGGCTCTTTCGCGCCGGATGGATGGGGAGTGCCCTGCTCCTGATGCCAAGTAGCACAAACCCAACCGAATTCATGCCCCACCTGTGTGGGGCATTTTTATGTCTGTTTGGACGTTTTCTCACGTTAGGGCCCAATTGAGACACCCTCAGGAATGAACCTCTGAATGTGCCCACAGGGTGGGCCTTTCGGAGAAACATCCGTGCTCAAGTCCAAATACGCTACCAAGGCCGAGATCCCTGAGGGACAGGCCGCCTTCTACGTCGAAAAGGACGGCGCCTTCGTCCTCGATGCCGACCTCTCCGACCATCCCACGGTCGTAGGCCTCCGGGATAATCGGGACGCGATCCTGGGCGAGAAGAAGAAGGCTGTGGAAGATCTCAAGGCGGCTGTGTCTGCCCTGGATGGGGTCAAGAGCACCGCGGGCATCACGGACATCTCCGAACTGGCCAATGTCCTCAAGGGCAAGAAAACCGAGAAGGACGCCGACATCGAGAAGCTGCTCTCCGAGAGAACCGCCGCGATGAAGGGGGAATTCGAGAAGACGATCAAGGAACTGACAGACAAGGACGCCAAGCACCAGTCCCAGCTGCAGACGCTCTTGATCGACAACGCGATCACCGCAGAAGCTGCCAAGGCAGGCGTGCGACCCGAGGCAATGCAGGATGCGCTCCTGAGGGGCCGCAACCTCTACAAGCTCGTGGACGGAAAACCCACCCCCATGGACGGCGACAAGGTGATCTACGGCAAGGACGGCGTGAATCCCATGCCCGTCAGCGAGTGGTTCGGTAAGCAGATCACCGAAGCCCCGCATTGGTTCAACCCTTCCCAGGGTGGCAGTGCTGCCCCAGGTGCTGGCGCTCACAAGCAGGGGCAGAAGCAGGATGCCAAGCCCACAACCTCCTTCGAACTCATCGAGGCCGGGCTTAAAGAAGCAGGCTTCAAAAACTAAGAGGAAACCATGGCCACCCAGACTCTCGTCGAAGCCAAGAAGCTCATCAACAACCAGATCGTCCAGGGCGTGGCCCAGGACATCATCTCCATCAACCCCCTCTACGACATGCTGCCGTTCACCCCCTATGAGGGCCAGGCCCTGCTCGTGAACCGGGAAAACGCCCTGGGCGATGCCGACTTCTACGCAGTGGATGACACCATCACCGCCAAGGCCGCAGGCACCTTCACCCAGGTCCCCTTCTCTGCCACCAAGATCATTGGTGATGCGGAAATGGATGGCCTTGTGGAAGCCCAGAGCGCGTCCGCTGGCGTGAGCCAGATGGCCGTCGAAATTTCCAGCAAGGCCAAGTCCATTGGTCGCAAGTTCCAGACGGGCTTCGCCAGCGGCACCGGCTCCAGCCCCCAGATGAACTCCCTCCACAGCATGTGCGACAGCGGCCAATACACCACGGCTTCTGCTGGACAGGCTCTTTCCTTCGCCCTCCTGGACGAACTGCTGGACCTCGTGAAGGCCAAGGATGGCCAGGTGGACTGGATCATGATGCCCGCCCGCACTCTCCGCGCTTACAAGATCCTGTGCCGCGCCCTCGGTGGCGCTGCCGTGAACGATGTCCGCACCCTGGACACCGGGCGCACGGTCGATCAATACAACGGTATTCCGATCTTCAAGAACGAATACCTGTCCGTGGTCGAAACCGCCAATGGTGCAGCCCTGACCGGCGGCGCCCTGACCTCCGTATGGGCTGGCGTGTTCGATGACGGGTCCAAGAAGGTCGGCCTGTCCGGCATCTACCCCGCCTCCATGCCTGCGGGCATCAGCATCAAGGCCATCGGCGAGCAGGAGTCTAAGGATTCCAGCATCGTGCGCCTGAAGTGGTACACGAACATGGCGAATTTCAACCGGCGCGGCCTCGCCCGCCTGACCTCCATCAACAACTAGACCGGGACCACCGGGGAGCCTTCGGGTTCCCCGGTTCCTTCGGAGGGCCCATGCCCAAGGTAGTCGTCAACGTCAAGGCTATGTCAGCGCCGGGTGAGCAGGAATCCCACTACGGCTACGTCTGCACCGTCGGCCCCGAGAGGCAGCTTTTCGCCGAGGTTCCCGAAGACCTGATCCAGATCGAACTGGCCCACGGTCGCGTGACCCTGGTGGAAGTAGCGCCGCCCGCACCGCCCGCCGGCCAGCCTCCTTCCCCCGCCGCCGTCCCTCCTGTGGATGATGGCTTCAACTACGCCGCCTGTGAGGATCTGGAAGCCCTGAAGTCCTACGCGACCGCCAAGGGCATCCCCTTCCACTACAACGCTGGCCTGGAAAACATCAAGGCCAAGATCGCAGAAGCTGAGAAGGCCTGAACATGGCCCTCGTCCCAACCCCTGGCGCCGTGAATGCCGATACCTACGCCTCCCTCGTGGAGGCCGCGGCCCACATCGGCACCTTGACGTTCGCCAAGGGGTGGCCGACGACGGAACCTGCCCAGGAAGCGCTACTCAAGCAGGCCGCCCAGAAGATG